GTGATGCGCGTAGATCACTCCAAATAGGTGTAGGTGTCGATGCAGCGGATACTGCCTCTTTTGATGGTGTGTCGAATTATAAGTTTGATGGGAACATCGACGCCGACGCCTATGAAGTGGCTGGTACACAGGTTGTCGGCGCACAGGGTGCAGCAGTCGCAGACGCGGCTAACGCAGACGCGACTGACCTGCCATCGGCGCTGGCGCTGGTCAACGAACTGAAGGCACAATTCAACGCGGCTCTGGCACGAGCCAGAGCGCACGGACTCATAGCAACATAAAATAGGAATCCAAACACATGTCACAGACAAGAGAAAACGTCAAAGTCAAAAACGGCCTCACAATCCCTGTCACCTATGAACGACCAGGTGAGATACACGTTCTACGCCACACAGACGGGCTTGGGTGCAAGATGCACATCGACATGCGCATCTACAATGATGAGCTCGACTGCCGAAAGGGAGAACCATATGCGGATAACTTCATGATCAGGGCCGCATATCACCCCGGCGTTGAAGTTCCTAAGTTGGATGAAGAGGGCAACGCGGTTGTAGATGAAAAAGGCAACGCGGTTGTCAAATTGGAGGGGGCTCAAGACTCACTGCCGAAGGAATTGTATGACGCCCTACAAGTAGTGCTAGGCGACATCTACACTCACGTCATCAACAAATCACCAGAGTACAAGGCCAAATAAGGCTAAACAAATAACGAATCCAAGCAGAGGATAAACATCATGGCACCAAAAGCAGAAAAGAAACAGGAACAGGAACAACTCAAACACCGCGATCTCGCGCGCATGGCATTCGCTATGAATGACTCCAGCGTGGGGTCCACTGTGGTTACGTCTGACAATCGCAAGTTTTTTTACGCGCTGAAGCGTAACAGAGACAAGATCATGCCTCTTATCACAGCACGTGAAGATTTGCTGAAGCCGTATCTTGAAGCCAAAGGCAAGCTCGACAGTTCCGCCAAGGACTACCACAAGAAGATGGCGGAGTTGGATAAAGAGCATGAAGACCTGCTGAAAGCAAACCAGGACATGCTGAACGAGCCAATTGATGAAGATATTCAATTCTTCATGGTTGATGAGAAGTGCGTGCCAGACCTGCCGTGGGGCGTCTTAGAAACGTTGATGCCCTTCATCTCGATCAAAGAATAACGCAATAAAGCGGGGCTGCCTTGCGCAGCCCCGCTTATGGAGAAACATCATGGGCGGTTACTTCGGACCAACTGACACGCTAGTCACCCCAGGCAGATTAGGCACGCCGCCTGATTACACTAAGGTAGATGAAGACGGTACGCTGGAAGCTGAGGGTGAGGCGGTATGTTGGGAAGACCTTTCAGCCGCGATCATTGCGTCCAGGCTTGATACGGCTTCTGGTCGGTTGGATTATGATTACTTCAACGGCGGCGTGAATTTCAATAGCAATGCACGCTACCCTGAAGAGCCAGTAGTAATCCCCATCCAAGCTCACCACGCCATGAAGTATGGGGCTGGGGCTGTTCTCAGACCTCATTTCCATTGGCTACAGCAGCAAGCGGCGGTGCCCAACATGCTACTTGGGTACAAGCTGACCAATTACGGCGAACTCACTGATTTCGAATCGGATTGGAGCAACTACACATTCCTGCCCATAGGCGATAGTTTATGGGAATATGAATCTGGTGTGCTGGCTCAAATTACGCGGTTTGCGGATATTGACATTTCGGGGATAACCCTATCCGCCAGCATTGACTTTGTACTGTTCCGCGATACCGGCAACGCCAGCGGCTTGTTTGCCGGTGCGGACCCTGTCGCTGCCGATGTGACTATCAAATACAATGACTCCCATGCTAAGTACAATATGCTTGGCAGCAGAGATGAAATAGTCAAATAGGAATAGGCTATGAAACGCGCAGACATATTAGCTACTATCGGAATCAGCAGTATCATGCTAGTTTTAATGTATATTAGTGTATCCTGCGTGTTTCCTGCTCCTATCCTGGACCCGACTACAGGTAAGGTCGAAACGAACCCAGACGGCACCACTAAATTCGAAGGACACATCACGCCAGGACGGGCTAAGAAAGGAATTGAAGCGGCGATGGATTCCAAGGGCTTCAAACGCTACAAGGCAGATGTAGCCCAGATCTCAGCGATGCATTGGATCAATATAAGCAAGTGGTGTGGCATATTAGCTGGGTTGTTTGTTTTGGCTTGGTACTTCACAAAGATCAGGGAATGCGGAGGTGCTGCCATTATATGCGTGGCATTCAGTGTTGTTGCCGTTACGATGGCAGAGCTGGTCAGCAATATAGGAAAATTGTTACTATTTTCAGCTGGGGCTTTAATTATCGCGTTAGGGATCTATCTTAGACATAAATCAATCACTTCGTACTTCAGGAAACTATCATCATGAGCGATGGCGAAAAACCCGAAGCTATTACAGTACATACCCTGATGCGGGTACTGGAGTGTGCGGCTTCAGATAGGCTGCGCCTCGGAAGGACGTTGGGCCAATCTTACAATAATCAACGCGACATGTATGACGCCCTGGGGTGGCCTAAGACAGTGGACTTTGACGCATATTGGGGCAAATTTATGCGCAATTCCATTGCTGGTCGCGTAGTTGATGCGTATCCTGAAGCCACGTGGGCCACGCCCCCAAAAATACTGGACGGCAACGATGAGCAGAATGAAGATACCCCGTTTACTACAGCATGGAAAAGGCTGGTCAAGCGTATTAAGTTTTTCAACAAGATCAAACGGGCTGACATTATTGCTGGGGTAGGGCAATATGGAATTTTGATGTACGGATTCAACGACAATAGCGAATGGGACAAGCCCGTAACGCCATCGCCAGGATTGGATTTGGTGTATGTCCAGCCGTACGCTGAAGGCCGTGCTAAGATTTTGGAAAAAGTCAAGGATAGAAAAGATCCACGCTTTGGTAAGCCGTTGTACTACGAAGTTAAACCGGATGAAAAAACCACCCTGAAGGTACACTTCTCCCGATGCCTTCATATGGCTGAGCACTGCCTCGAAAGCGATACCTACGCTGCCCCGAGGATGGAGCCTGTATATAATGAGTTGGTGGATCTTGAAAAGATCTGCGGCGGCTCTGCTGAGATGTTCTGGCGCGGCGCATTCCCAGGTTACTCATTTGAAGCTGACGCTGACGCTGACATGGCGGGACTTGATACCGAAGGCATGCAAGAACAGATTGAAAAATTTGTTCATAAGCTGGAACGGTATATGAAGCTTCAGGGCGTCAAGGTGAACACCCTATCCCCCACGGTATCTGACCCCACTCATCATTACGACCTTCAGATCAATAATATTTCTGCCCGTACCCGCATCCCGCGCCGCATCCTCACAGGTAGTGAACGCGGCCAGCTGGCCTCGGACCAAGATGCTAAAGCGTGGTATAGAGCGGTGAGCAACCGTCGAATCAATTATGCAGAGCCCATGATACTGGATGAATTCCTGAACGACATGGGAGCACTGGGCATCTTGGAAGTTCCTGAAGACTATGAAGTGTTATGGCCCGAACTCAGCGAAATGGATGAGGGCGCCCACGCAGAGAACATGCGCAAGCTCAGTGAGACTCTGGCGCGGTATCTGGCCAGCGGTGGCGACGCAATCATCCCACCGGCAGTATTCCTTGAAGACTTCATGGGTATGTCCAAGAAGCGCGTTGAGTCCTTCATGGATTATATCAACGAGCAGCTGGACAAAGAAGATGAAGAGGCAGCCGAAGCCGCCAAGTTTCAAAAGATCGAATCTGAGGAAATGAAGCAGAATGTGTAGCGGCTTAACAGTACTAACACGCGACCCCACGCGCACGCTGACGCTGCGAAACAAGTTCGTCAGCGATATGCAAAAGCGGATGCGCGAGCTGAAAGGCCTGATCAACAAAACGCTGATTCAGAACAACGCATTAGGTTTCGGCACTGGCGTATTAGTTCTTGTTGAAGCAGGCGGGCCAGGCCAATTCGCATACAGCACCGATGATGCGAAGCTGGCGGCGTTTATGCAGTGGTGGCGCGGGGTGGAAGATGAGATACTACTAGGCATCTCAGCCAGCATTGAAGATCTCACCCAAACTGTTTCACATTGGACTGATGATTACATTGAGCGGGCATATCGCCAAGGCGTTGTCAGGGCTCAAGCGGAATTGGAAAAAGCTGGAGTGACCCCGAGGTTTGAGCAATCCAGCTTATTGGGGGTTGAAGCTGCAATGGTATTGCCTGTTCATATGAACAGGGCAAGATTGGCCTACACTCGCACATTTAACGAGTTGAAAGGCGTTACAGATGCTATGGATCAGCAAATCAGCCGCATACTGGCTGAAGGGCTGGCGACTGGGCAAGGGCCGCGGCAAATCGCAAGAGAGATGAACGCCATGATTGACAAGATGACGAGAACCAGAGCCAACCTCATAGCCAGGACTGAAATTGTCCGAGCTCACCACATGGCGAATATTGAAGAATATCGCGCGGCGGGGATTGAAGGTGTGGTGGTTAAAGCTGAATGGGTTACTGCCGGTGATGGCGCTGTATGTCCCTTGTGCGAGCCGCTTCAGGGCAAAGTATTCAAAATTGATGAGATTGCGGGCATGATTCCGCGACATCCCAATTGTCGATGCGTTGCCATCCCCATCACTCCCAACCTCGACAAGAAAAAGTATGACGGGCCTGACCTTACACAGAGTGAAGCGATTGCTCTAGGTGAAGCCAATCTGAATGAGGAAAAAGCATCGTGAATTTTTCAGCGGATGATAAAAGAAAACTAGACAAGACCGCATCCGACATATCCTACATTAGAGGCGCGTTGGATACTAAGATTTTACCCGCGCTCACGAAAGATATTCCTGATTTGTACGATAAGAACAACAAAAACGAGAAATCAGTTGCTTTGGTAGAAAAGGCCCAAATGGAGTGCCCCGCACGCAAGGCACATGAGAGCAGGTTCAACCGACTAGGCAGCTGGATAGCCGCAGGTGCACTAGTGGTGGCATTCGCCACACTGATGGTGATGATCTACCAAACTACAAAAAGGCCAATGAAAGCGAAAGCGGAGGAAACGCGCAATGCTATTGCCAACTAAAGCGACGATGCGAGTCAACAAGTCGGTCAAGCAGACCAGGATGAATGTCAATTTCGACATGACGCCCACTGGCGGCATCCGCACTGAAGTTAAGGACGGCAAGGAGTACATGGTTGCTCCGGTCGTCATGATGGTCGTTGGCGTACACAACGGCATCTACTACAGCGATGAAGAGCTGGGCAAGTTCCCTGAAGCCTGGAACGGGCAGCCTGTCGTCATTCGCCACCCTGAAGAGGGCGGCAACCACGTCAGCGCCAACGCCAGCCCCGACATGATGGAAATTCAAGTAGGCAGGCTCTTCAATACCAACTATTCGGATCTGAAGCTCAAGTCCGAACTTTGGATGGAACCGGATAAGATGAAGCTGCATGGTTCCAAGGTACTGGAGCTGTGGGCAAAGAACATCATGGTCAATGTGTCCATCGGCGCGTATGAAGAAGACTTGATCACGCAGGGCGTCTGGGGTGGTGAGAACTACGTGGCCATCGCTACGAACATCCGCCCCGATCATCTCGCACTGCTTCCCGATGAACAGGGCGCTTGCTCCATCCAAGACGGTGCTGGAGCACCCCGCGTCAATGCGAAACAGAAAATCAAGAACATTGTCAATTCGCTGCTGGATGTGTTGGGCGTGGACCCATTGGACGAAGCTGCCAAGAAGTTCAACATCAATGAAATGGCCCATGGAGATATCCGCCGCATGCTCCGCGATGAAATCGCA